CACAGGATTAAGTTGGACTATTGGACAAAATGCTGTCATTGCTTATGATTCATCAAATCTTGCTTATGTAACTGTTACAGCATACAACCCATCAACTGGTTCATTTAGTTTTAATGTTGATAGAACAATTGGTATGGGAACATACGCATGGACTATTAATTTAGATGGAGCAGTAGGAACATCTGGTTTTTCAGGAATTAGCGGATATAGCGGATTTAGTGGTATTTCAGGATATTCTAGTTTTAGCGGGATTTCTGGATATAGTGGCTATAGTGGCATTTCAGGATATTCTGGCTTTAGTGGAATATCTGGCTATAGTGGCTTTTCTGGAATTAGTGGGTACTCTGGTTCTGGCATCTCTGGATTTTCTGGTTATTCAGGCATTAGCGGGTATTCAGGCACATCAGGAATTTCTGGTTTTAGTGGAATATCTGGCTATTCAGGTTTTTCTGGGATCTCTGGCTATTCAGGATCAGGTATAAGTGGTTTCTCAGGTTTTAGTGGAATTAGCGGCTATAGCGGTATTTCAGGTTATTCTGGAAGTGGCGTAAGTGGCTATTCTGGTTCAGGAATTTCTGGTTACTCTGGCTGGTCAGGAATAAGTGGATATAGCGGAGCTTCAGGAATTTCAGGCTACTCAGGATCAGGAATTTCAGGATATTCAGGTTTTTCAGGAATTAGCGGATATAGCGGTTCTGGTATTAGCGGTTATTCTGGCTTTAGCGGTATTAGCGGTTACAGCGGATCAGGCATCTCTGGCTATTCTGGTTCAGGAATTTCTGGATATAGCGGTAGCGGAATATCTGGATACTCAGGTTATAGCGGATATTCAGGTTCGGGGATTTCTGGGTATTCAGGATCAGGCGTATCTGGCTACTCAGGTTTTTCTGGTATCAGCGGATTTAGTGGCATTAGCGGTTATTCTGGCTTTAGCGGAATCTCTGGTTTTAGTGGCATCTCTGGATATAGCGGAACTAATGGCGCAACTGGAACTTCAGGATTTTCTGGATATAGCGGTTCTGGTGTTTCTGGTTATAGCGGAGCAACTGGTGGTACAGGAACTTCAGGTTATTCAGGTTATAGCGGCATTTCTGGATACTCAGGCTTTGCAAGCACCTCTGGAAGTTATCAAATTGGTTCTTTAGGAGTAGGAACAGCCGCTTCTGGAACAACAGGTGAAATTCGTGCTACAAACAATGTGACCGCTTATTACTCATCTGATCGTCAATTTAAAGAAAATGTAGAAGAAATTACAAACGCTTTAGAAATTGTTGATGCAGTAGGTGGAAAACTGTTTGATTGGACTGATTCTTATATTGAAGCTCATGGTGGTGAAGATGAATACTTTATTCATAAACATGACTTTGGTGTTATTGCTCAAGATTTGCAAGCAATATTCCCAAGAGCAGTAAGGACTAGACCTGATGGCTCACTTGCAGTAGACTATGAAAAATTAATTGCAGTAGCTTTTGCCGCAATTAAGGAACTAAAGAAAAAACTTAATTAACTAAAGGATTAGTGATGCAATCCCCAAAATATTCGGTAGTGATACCGACTTACAATAATTGTGAAAAGTACTTAAAGCCGTGTATAGATTCAATAATCAAATACACAGAAATGACCAGCATAGAGTTGGTCATTTCTGCTAATGGATGTACTGATAACACAAAAGCTTATACAGACTATTTATTAACAGTTTTTCCAAATATAACTGTTATTTGGAATGAAAAACCATTAGGTTTTGCAAAAGCTTGCAACGATGGAATAGAGCAATCTTTAAGACAAAACACTAAAAAAATAGTATTACTTAACAATGACACTTTGTTGTTAGAGCAACCAAAAAATCAATGGTTAACTAGACTTGATGATTATCATGCCGATATATCATCAGTATTAACACTACATTCTAAAATTACAAATCAAAAGTTTGGTGTTTTCTTTTGCACAATGATTGATAAAAAAGTGTTTGACACCATTGGTTTATTAGATGAAAGCTTTGAAACTGGTGGATGTGAAGATATAGATTTTTGTTTTAGAGCAGATCAAAATGGTTTTAGCCTTATAGATGTTGGGTTTAAAGGTGATTTTCCTATTTACCATATTGCAGAAGGAACAGTTAATGACAACAGTTTGGTGCAAGATTGGAAACAAAAGTTTTATAAAAATGAATTAAAATTGGCTAAAAAATATAACCCAGAACACTATAGGTATTTGTTATCAAATAACTATGAAAGAGCCGTATTTCTTAAAGGTGATCCAGTATTTCCTAGAGAAACTCAAAGATATCAATGGGCTAACTTAAATATCAACGGAAAAAATGTATTAGAGCTAGGATGCTCTACTGGATATGGATCACAGTTTTTAGAAAATGTTAATTATTTGGGATTGGACTATGACCCAATAATTGTTCAAATAGCAACAGAACAAGGATGGGGAGAAAAAGTATATTTTAATTGGGCAGACATTAATACTTATTTTTTAGATCAATATGACACCATCATTGCTTTTGAGGTAATAGAACATTTAGACAATGGATTAGAGATTGTTGAAATGCTTAAACGACATTGCAAACGACTTTTAATTACAGTTCCCCATAATGAGCCTAAAGGCTTTTGGGGTGAACACCATAAATTGCATGGTTTAAATGAAAGTAATTTTTCTGGTTTTCATTTTAATTACATTAACCATAATGGTGAAATATCAGATATAAGGCAACCAGTTACACCTGAAAACCCAAGTAACTTAATGATTTGTAGGTGGGATAATGCCTAAAATACTATGCTCAATAGCAACTAGGGGTCGTTATCACACAACACTCCCTTTAGTTTTAGAAGCTGTTATTAACCAAACATGGCTACCTAATAAAGTAGTCATTTTTGATGATAATGATGAACCTTTAGATATGCGAAAAGAAATGATTTATCAGCATTTCTTTCAGATAATGGATATTAAAGGCATTGAATGGGAGTGGCTATTTGCTGATAAAAAGGGACAGCATCATATTCATCAAATGGCTAATCGTATGGATTTTGATTGGGTTTGGCGTGTAGATGATGATTGCGTTCCTGAAGCCACAGTCTTGCAAAGCCTGTATAGCCATGCTACACAAATAGAAAATGTTGGGGCTGTAGGCGGGTCAATTCTTACTGCGCCACTTTTAGATACTTCTAAATCTACGGGGTTAATTAAAAACATTGATTCTGAGCCTAATATTCAATGGAATTTTATTGATGGCATTAGGGAAGTAGAGCATTTACATTGTTCTTTTCTATATAGGGCTGGGGTTTATGACTTTAATACAGGGCTTTCCAGAGTAGCGCATAGGGAAGAAACGCTATTTACCTATGGTTTATACAAAAAAGGATATAAATTATTGGTTGTACCTAATGCTGTTTCTTGGCACATGAAAAACCCTCAAGGGGGCATTCGTGCTGAAACAAAGAAGGAGATGTACGACCATGACGAACAAATATTTAGAAACACACTCAGTTTTGATAAAAATACTATTGTTGTTCTTAATTCTGGACTTGGGGATCATATTGTTTTTAATTCCATACTGGGTTCTATCAAAAATCCAGTTGTCTTTGGTTGCTATCCTGAAATAATCCCTTGTCGTTCTATAGCGGAAGCTCAACACCTTTTTGGTAGCATAGATCAATGGAATATATATGCAAAGATGGATCAATGGAAATGGACTGATACATTAGAAAATGCGTATAGAAAACTATATTTATGATAATCATTCATCCTTATGCAAAACCATTAAGAAATGGTAAAGAAAACCCTAAAAACTATCCATATTGGAAAGAACTTGTACAAGAATTGCAAAAAACTATGCAGGTTGTACAAATTGGAGTAGAAAGTGAAAAACAATTGGTTGAAGATTTTAGAAAAAACTTATCCATATTAGAACTTAGAAGTCTTATACAAGAGTGTAAAACTTGGATTGGTGTAGATAGTTTTTTCCAACATTTAGCTTGGGATGAAGAAAAATCGGGTATTGTTCTTTGGTCAGTATCAGACCCATTGATATTTGGACACCCAGAAAACACCAATTTACTTGAAAATCGTGATAATCTATCAAAAAATCAGTTTCTTTGGTGGGAAGCAACAGAACATAACCCTAGTTACTTTGTAAAGCCAGAGATTGTTAAAAATTATCTATAAAAAGGCTTTTTATGTTCGACCAAACACTTTTTAATTATGCGTTAGCTTTATGTGGTGCTTTGGGCGGATGGGTGCTAAAAGTTATTTGGGATGCAGTTAAAGATTTACAAGCGGCGGATAAGGTTTTAGTAGAAAAAGTAAACACTATTGAAATTCTTATAGCTGGAAACTATATGTCTAAACAAGATTTTGACAAAATTGCGGCGGCTATTTTTGCAAAATTAGACAAAATTGAAGATAAAATAGATAAAAAGGCAGATAAATAATGTTTAAAACTATTTGTGCTTT